GCAACTACAAGATATGTAGAAATAACACCTGCGTCTTCAACTGATTTTTATTATTATTGTTATGTTCACGGCATCGGAATGGGTGGTGCTGTTGACGTTACTCAAAATACCTGGGGAGCAGGACCATGGGGCGATAACCAATACGGATCTCAAAACCATGTGGATGTTTTACCAAGCAGCTTAACTATTGCTTCAACTTTAGCGGATCTTTCTGCTTTCTCTGAAAACGGTTGGGGTAGAGATGCTTGGGGTGAAGAACCATGGGGAGATAGTTTTGATCCTATTGTTGCTCTTCCAACACTAACAAATATGTCAGCTGTGTTGGGCACTTTTGATTATGCTCAATCTGAAAACGGTTGGGGTAGAGATACTTGGGGATCTAATCAATGGGGAACTGATTCATCTGGCGCAATATTAACTGGTCTTGAAATGAATATGTCTCAAGGTCCAGAAGGATGGGGCGAGTCTGCATGGGGAGATAACCAATGGGGTGGTGAATTAGTTATATCACCTGCAAGTATTATTTCAGTTTCTGGTCAATCAATTTCTTCAGCACAAGGAAGCACTACACAAGAATTTGACATGATCTTTGGGGTCACTGGAGTTTCTTCAGGAGTTGCATTAGGAACTTTAAGTATAAATGATGGTGCAGATCATCAACAAGGTTTAGGTAGTGTAACAATAGGATCGGCTGTAGGTTCTCTTGGCAATCAACAGACTTATGAAATTAGCGGAAACTCAATGGGATCTGCTATTGGCAGTCCACAAGTTGATGACACTTTAATTGTAAATCCTAGTGGGGTTACTATGGGATCCGCGGTTGGATCTACAACAGTAGATCAAATGAAGGTAGGATTAACCGGTGTTACAGCGGGTTCTGCTGTTGGCTCTACTACTGTTGATGATATTACAGTAGGCTTGACAGGAATCGATTTAACTAGTAATTTAGGAACTGTAGGCTTTGGTGCGTTGGCGTATAAAGATATTGACATAACATCTACGACATCGTATACAGACATAACGCATGCAGCGTAAATAGGAGTTTTTTATGGCATCAACATATACACCTCTCGGCGTAGAGAAAATGGCAACCGGTGAAAATGCCGGAACTTGGGGAACTAAAACAAATACCAATTTAGAAATTATCGAGCAACTTGCCGGTGGATACGCATCGCAAGCAGTCAGTGGAACAGGAGATACAGCTTTAGCTGTTTCTGATGGAGCTACTGGAGCAACAATGGCTCACAGAGTTATCGAATTAACTGGAACGATTACAGGAAACATCACTGTATCAATTCCTTTAGATGCACAACAATTATATGTTATTAAAAACTCAACTTCAGGAGCCTACACAGTAGAATTTCAATACACAAGTGGTTCAGGTACTAGTGTCACTTGGACTGCTACAGATAAAGGAACAAAATTACTTTATGCAAAAGCAGATGATGGAACTAATCCTAACATCGTAGATGTTGGTTTTTCTCAAATCACTGGAACTGAAACATTAACAAACAAAACTTTATCATCACCAAAAATAGATACCGGTTTATTTGATACAAACGGAAACGAGTCTATTTTATTTACTGCTACAAGTTCAGCGATTAATGAAATCACTGTAACAAACGCAGCAGCTTCAGGAGATCCTGCAATATCTGCAACAGGTGGTGACACAAACATAGATTTAAATTTAGTTGCAAAAGGAACTGGAGTTGTCCAATCAAACGGTTCAGCACTAGCTGTTACAGGTAAACAAACTATTTGGGTTCCTGCTACAGCAATGTATGCAACGACTACAAACGGATGTGCGGACATCGATCAAACAGAATTAACAGCTGGTCAGCCAGAACTTAAAACATTAGATTTTGATCCTTCTTCTGATGAGAATGCACAATTTACTATTGCATTCCCTAAAGCGTGGGATCCATCACAACTTATAATGTATCAAGTTTTCTGGACAGCTAACTCAACAAATACAGGTGACTGTATTTGGAATTTAAAAGGCGTAGGAATAGCAGATAATGATGCGATTGATACAGCGTTTGGAACTGCAGTAGCGATAACTGATGCTCATAGCGGAACAGCTAATGACCTAAATGTTACTGCTCAAAGTGGTTCAGTAACTATAGCTGGATCACCGGCAGCTGATGAAGATGTGTTTTTTAACATTTCAAGAGACGCAAACGACGGTTCTGATACGTTTACAGGTGACGCTAAACTACTAGGGATCAAAATATTCTTTGCTACTAATCTGCCTAACGACGCATAATAGGAGGACGTAGTGTCAAACTTTGGATATAGAGTATTAGGTTTCGGAGCCGGAGGAAGAACCATAACCCCATACGTTAACGCGACTGGCGGTAATACTACAATCACAGACGGAAATTATAAAATCCACGTTTTCACAGGTGACGGTACTTTAGCTGTTGCTAATGAGGGAACACCTGCAGGATCAAACACAGTAGAATATTTTGTTATCGCAGGCGGTGGCCCAGGCGGTGGAAAATACCGTGGAGCAGGCGCAGGAGGCGGAGGCTGGAGAACAAACTATCCAAGCCCAGCTACAGGCGGACTTGCAATAGCATTTCAATCATATCCCGTACAAGTTGGTGCAGGCGGTGGATCACCTCCAAACAGAGGATCAGCAGCGACACCTTCAATTTTTAGTACGATCACTTCTACAAGAGGTGGAGGACACGGCCAACCTGGAGGATCAGGAGGCGGAACTAACGGAACATCTGGACAAGGGTCCGGAAACGCAGGTGGATTCTCTCCACCAGAAGGAAACCCTGGAGGAAACTCCACGGGTGGATGTTCGCCTGGAGCAGGCGGCGGAGGCGGAGCGAATAGCTCAGGAACTAACGGATCACCTGGATTCCAAACACCAGCAGGAAGTGGTGGAAACGGATCAGGTATTTCAACATCATTCTTTGGACCAACAGCACCAAGTTATGGAACACCAGGACCATCAGGTTCTAGCAGATATTTTTCTGGTGGTGGCGCAGGAGGAACTTATTCTCCAGGCTCACCGGGATCAGGAGGATATGGAGGCGGAGCCCAAACAAACAGTCCTTCTCCAGCTAATTCTGGAGGCGGTGGCGGAGGTGGAAACACTGGCGCAGGTTGTTGTTCACCAGGATTAGGAGGGTCAGGATTTGTAGCGATTAGATACAAATTCCAATAATATTATGGCACACTTTGCAAAATTAGATGAAAACAACGTTGTACTTTCTGTTCACTCAGTAGGTGATGAACACCTTATGAAAAATGGAGAAGAGAATGAAGAAGTTGGTATTAACTTTTTAAAAAACATACACGGTTGGGAAAATTGGAAACAAACTTCATACCACACAAGAAGAGGAAGATATTTAAATCATGATGGATCAGTTGCATCTGATCAAAGTAAGATGTTAAGATATAATTATGCATCTCCTGGAGGTACGTATGATCCAGTAAGAGACGCGTTTATATTACCTAGAGCTAGAAGTGAAGACGGAAGTGTAATATTCGATAGTTGGACACTAAACGAAACTACGATGGATTGGGAAGCACCAACTCCAGAACCTTCAACCCAAACTAATGGCGTAGATGATTTGTATCATTGGAATGAAGGAACTCAATCATGGGACAAAGAGGTTATTTGGCGAGAAGGAATGTAGTATTTAAATTCCTATGAAAGAAGTAGAGCTATCTAAACAATTTATCTTACACGGAAAACTACCTTTATCATTATCTAAAGTTAATTTTGAAAATGTTTATGACTTTATAAGTTGGAACATTCAAGATTTACATGAGAGAAAATTAAATAGATTTAAAGACGCTCACGTACCCCTATCACAGGATATTATTTGGATATTAGATTACGCTGAAGCAAAATATCAATTAAAAACAGGTAAGACGTTAAGAAGAAAAACTCATGATGTTATGGTCCATTGGAAAAATGAAGGGTCTACAAAACGACATCATTTAGATTATGCTGATTTAAAAAACAGTCCTGATATTGTTATGCTTTATTTTATAGACAGTGATAACAACAATATGGTAATAGAGTATGATGACAACCGTAAGAAAGGGGTATATTGGAATATGCCGATAGAAAGTAACAAGTATGTAATGTTTAATTCTAATCTAGAATATTATCTTTTACCCAATAAATCAGATAATCAAAGAATAGTTTTAAGAGTTACTTATGAAGAAACCACGCCTAATTTGTAATAATTTTTTATCTAGAGTTGATCTAGAAAGAATACTGCAAGACGTAAAATTAAACTTTGAAAACAATGTCCATGAGGATGAGTTAAAGTCAGGGTTACAAACTTATTCTAATTTACATATTGTTAATAGAGGAAAGCATTGGAAAAATTTTTTTAACAAGTTAGATATAGAAATGAAAAAGTTTAATAAGACTCATATTCACAAATGTTGGGGTTTAAAAATTGATAGAAAACAAGATCCTCATTATCATAGACATGGTAACTTTGTAACCAGCGTTTATTATCTTCAAAATGAAGACCCTACTTTAGGCACACATTTAAAAGATGAAGATATAGTAATACCAGGACGTGAGAATTCTATTGCAATATTTGACGGCGACATTCTACATGATGCAGTTTTTCCAAAAAATAATTTAAAACAACCCAGATATACTTTAATTACGGACTACTACGAATGAATTTAAAAAACACGTATTGGTATTTTCAAAGTGCTTTATCACCTAAGTTTTGTGATGAGCTTATTGAATATGGTAATATGCAAAAGGAACAGACAGCTATTACAGGTAAGTTTAAAGACAAAGGAGACTTAGTTGGTGAGGATCTTAAAGATTTAAAAAAGAAAAGAAACTCTAATGTTGCATGGCTAGATGATCAATGGATATACAGAGAAGTTCTGCCTTATGTAAAAACCGCTAATGAGAATGCAGGTTGGAATTTTCAATGGGATATATCTGAGTCTTGTCAGTTTACTAAATATAAATTAAATCAATATTATGGTTGGCATTGTGATTCGTGGGATATTCCCTATGATAAACCAAATGATCCATCACATGGAAAGATAAGAAAGCTATCTGTTACATGTAGTCTATCTCACCCTGAAGATTATGAAGGTGGAGAACTAGAGTTTGCTAAAAATAATAATGAGCCAGGAAAAAAAATTGACACAAATGTGTGTTCAGAAATATTGCCTAGAGGTTCTATTGTAGTATTTCCATCTTTTGTTTGGCACAGAGTAAAAAAAGTTACGAAAGGAACTAGATATAGTTTGGTTATTTGGACTTGTGGAAAACCATATTATTGATATATATACATTATGAAAGACAATATGAGGGTAGAAAGTTATTTTGCATCACCTGTGTGGCTAGATTATAGACCTGAGTGGGTCGATACTTTAAACAAAGCTGGCAATATACATATTAAAAATGCAAGAGCAAAAAATAAAGACTTGATTAAAGATACAAAAGACTTCGGACTTATTCATCATTCTGATGAACTACAATCAGATCCTAATTTTAAAACTTTGTTAGATTACGTTGTAGATAAAAGCTGGCATTTTTTAGATAGTCAAGGATACAACATAGAAAACTATGTTCCTGTAGTAACAGACTTTTGGTTACAAGAATTTTCTAAAAATGGTGGAGCTCATCAACATACACATGTTCATCCTAATAGTCATGTATCAGGTTTTTATTTTTTAAAATCTTCAGCTGCAACTGCACAACCTGTTTTCTTTGATCCAAGGCCTTCAGCTGCAATGGCAAAGCTACCAGTTAAATTAAATAAAGATATAAACTCATCTAACATACAGGTTTCTCATCAGTGTAACCCAGGTGCTTTGATGATTTTTAACAGCTATCTACCACATGCTTTTACAGTTGATAAAGGTAAAGAACCTTTTAGATTTATTCATTTCAACATTCAAGCAATACACAGAGATTTAATACAAGGAACAGCACCAACAATATGAGTTTTAAGAAAAAGAAATACGAAGTAATTAAAAAAGCTATTAGTCCTGAGCTAGCTCAGTTCTGTTATAATTATATATTATTGAAAAGAGATGTGGCTGACACTATGTTTAAAAATAAATACATATCTCCCTTCGAAGAAGCTTTTGGAGTTTGGGAAAAGGTTACTCAACAAGTTCCAGATACTTACGCTCACTATGCTGATATAGCAATGGAAACATTATTACTTAAACTACACCCACTTATGGAAAAGAAAACAGGAATGAATCTGTTTGAAAACTACTCTTATGTTAGGGTTTATAAAAAAGGTGATATTTTAAAAAGACACAAAGATAGGTTTAGTTGTGAGATATCTACTACATTAAATTTAGGTGGAGACCCGTGGCCTATTTATCTAGAGCCGTCTGGTAGACATGGTTTAAAAGGAATTAAAATAAATCTAAAGCCCGGCGACATGTTAATATACAGAGGAGAAGACTTAGAACATTGGAGAGAACCATTTACTGGAGAAAAATGTGCACAAGTTTTTTTACACTACAACAGTGAAGATACCGAAGGTGCTGAAAATAACTTATATGACACAAGACCTCATCCTGGTCTGCCCGCATGGTTTAAAAGAAAAAGTTACTGTTAATGATTACACATGTTGATAATTATTTATTTAGTAAAAAAATAAACACTATAGACAATGGGGTTTTAGCTAAAGACTGTTTAGATATAGAAAAAAAATTATTAACAACTTTTCCTGTTATCGATAAGAAATTTTATGGCACGTTATCTACTGCTCATCATCATGAGTATAATATGTTAACTTTTCCAGCTAAAGAAATTAACAAGTTATACTATGAACTACAAAGCATGATTTGTCCTTATTTAGAAGACAGAACATACTATATAAAAAGTTGGTTAAATGTTTTTAGAAAAGGTCAGAAAATAGATTGGCATGATCATTGGCCATCTAAGTTAAAAGTTTGGCATGGTTTTTATTGTGTGCAGGTAGGTAAAAGCTATACTGAATATAAAATACCTGAAGTAAAAAATATAATTAAAATAATCAGTGAAGAGGGTTTGATTGTATTTGGAAAAAGCGATGGAGATAAACACAGAAGTTCACCATGGAGAGAAACTAAACGACATAGGATTACAATTGCTTTTGATATTATACCAATAGAATCAATTGAATCTAAATTACAAGGAAACCATTTTATACCATTTAAGATATGATAGACGTAGCTGAAATACCGATAAGAGTTTGTAAGTCTGATAAGCTAGATAATGAAAAATTAATAGCTGCTTTTAAAGAATACATAGTTGGTGTTCCATCTGGAACAGGTGTTTTAGATTTACCACATTCTGAAATTATTAAATTAAATCAAAGTTATTACAAAATTTTAAACTCAATGTTTCCAAAAAATACAGTAGATAAAACAGAGTCATGGATTGTTACTGAAACAAATAGTGAAACAGAATGGCATAACAACTTTCGAGAAAAGCATGAATCTAAAGTACAGGTATCGGGGATCTGTTACTTAACCGAAACCAAACATGGAATAGAATTTAAGAACAATTTTTTTAAAGCCGAAACTATACCTGTGTTAGATCATTGGTACATATGGCCATCTCAACTAGGTTATAGATCAAAAGAAATTAAATGGGCTGTAGCAACTAATACTATTTTTAAATAAATGTTAAATATAAAAGTAACAACTATAGAACCTGAATTAAATAAAAAAATTAAAAAAGTTGTGTATGCAGAAAAACATAAATGGAAAAAAGATTTAAACAATGTTAAAGCTTTGACATCAGGTTTTAATCCAGACTATACATTCTTTAATGAACTGTATGATTTCTCATTTAATTATTTAAAAAAATACACACAAATAAAATTAAATAAGTCTTGGTGGTGGGCAAACTACTACTCTAAAGATCACCACTGTAATCCTCATAACCATGAGCCTGAATTATTGTCATGTATTCTTATTGTAAAGTCCTCTCCCGATAACCCACTTTATTTTATAAACGGCGATAAAAAATATTTTATGATAGAAGAAGATGGAATGATAATATTTTTTGATTCAAAATATAAACACGGCGTAAAAAAATGTAAGCACAAAAGAATTACCTGTGCATTGGATTTTAAATGATTGAATACTACCACCCATTCTTTGGACCATTTTTAATGCAGACTAAAATAACTAGTGAGGAGTTAGATGCTGTAAAAAAACTATGTGTTAAATCAAAGAAACGTGATTTTAGAAAAAAATTAGCTGGAGTTATTGAACACGAATACGTTATTAATAGAAAAGAATATCAAAAAATTATACAAGAATATTTAGAGTGTTACAAACATGGCTATCAAAAGTTTCATAATAATACTCTTGGACCGTTAACATGTAACTCTGCATGGGTTAATTACATGGTGGGCGGAGAATCTAATCCACCACATACTCATAGCAATTGTCACTTTTCTAGTGTTTTGTATTTAGATAATCCTCCTGGTCTTATAAAAGAAAATAAAGATTATCTGGGTTCTTCTTCAGGACCTGGTGCTATTATCTTTAGGTACGGAGAACAAAGACTACATAACATAACAGAACATGCACACTTACCCACACCCGGAGATCTATTTATTTTTCCTTTTAATTTAATGCATTATGTTATTCCTTTTAAAAGCAAAGGCGAAAGAATTTCTGTAGCCGCTAATTTTACAACCGATCTCAGTCTCTCGAAAGGTGTAAAAGAATGATAAAGGTAACTCCTTTTAAAGATCACTTACTGCATAAAAATAAAGTCTTAGACTTGATTAAAAAAATGCCAGACGTATCTATCAAAGATCATACAGAGTCTTTGACCAAAACAGACTTCTATTTAAAACCAAATGATACTAGAGAATACTGGGACTATTTCTTTCCTCACCTAGAAAAATTTTTATTAAACATGGCTGCTTCTTTAAAAAGTCAATACTACATTATACACAGAGCCTGGTATCAACAGTATCGTAAACAAAACTTTCAAGGTTGGCACAATCATTCAAGTTGTCAGTTTTCTAGTGTATACTTTTTAGAACTACCCGATCCTCAAATAGCAACAGAGTTTGAAGACGGGTCTAAAGTAGAAGTAAAAGAAGGGGACATTCTTACTTTTTCATCCCATCTTTACCACAGATCACCACTTAATAATTCTAACAAACGTAAAAGTGTAATAGTGTTTAATTCTTCTTTCGAGGGATATGTATCATGATAGATATAAAAAGAAGTTTTTTACCAAGAGAAGAATTAATAGAATTAAATAAGACAGTATTAGGCAACTTATTTGAATGGTTTATTCAGGGGGTGTATGATGACCACGATACCCACAAACAATTTGTGCACATATTCTATAAAAACGGCAAGCCTTCAAGCCATCATTTTTCTATTATTAAACCGGTCTTAGATAAATTAAATATTGAAAACTTAATAAGAGTTAAATTAAACCTGTTAACTAAAACACCAGAGATCATAGAGCATGATTATCATAGAGATAATGAGTCCTCTAATGCATTGACTTCTATCTTATATCTTAATACTAATAATGGTTATACAAGATTTAAAGATCAGAATGTGAAGTCACAGGCAAATACCTTGCTTACATTTCCAAGTGCTACGTTTCACTCAGGAACAACCTGCACTGACAAGGACTTTAGATTAGTATTGAATGTAGTTTACGAGGCTTTTTAAGCCTTTAAACTATTGATTGATAAAATTAAGCCTTAATAGTATAAGGATTTATGCTACAGAAACTAGGATTTTTACCCGGATTTAACAAACAAGTCACAGAAACTGGGGCCGAAGGCCAATGGTTTGATGGCGATAATGTGCGTTTTAGATATGGAACACCTGAAAAAATAGGTGGTTGGCAGCAATTAGGAAGCGATAAACTAACCGGTGCTGGCAGGGCTCTCCATCAATTTGACAACAATGCAGGTATTAAATACGCTGCTATAGGCACAAACAAAATTTTATACGTTTACTCTGGAGGTCAGTTCTATGACATACACCCTATTAGAACTACAATTAGTGGAGTAAACTTTTCAAGTACAAATGGCTCACCAACAGTAAGAATAACTTTTCCAAGTCCACATAACTTACAAGACGATGACATTGTCTTGTTTGAAAATGTAAGTGGTATCTCCGGTTCTGGTTCTGCATTTACAGATGGTAACTTTAATAATTTAAAATACATGGTTGCTTCTGCACCATCAGCAACTGCCATAACTGTTACAATGGGCGGTAATGAGGGAGCTAGTCCAATGAGTAACGTAGGTAGCGCAGATGCCTTATTGTACTATCGTGTTGGACCTTCTCAACAAGTTGGAGGTTTTGGATGGGGTACTGGACAATGGTCAGGAACTGTTTCAGGACCATCTACAACCACTTTGAGCACAGCTCTAACCAACACCACTGACACGACTATAGTTATTGCTGACTCTACACAGTTTCCAGCATCAGGAGAAATTAGAATAGGAACTGAAGATATATCCTACACAAACAATAACACGGCAACAGGGACCTTGAGCGGAGGAAACAGAGGTGTAAACGGAACCACTAAAGCCACTCATTCAGCCGGAGTTACAGTAACCAATATCTCAGCTTTTGTTGCTTGGGGTGAGTCATCTTCTGATGATGTTACTCTTGATCCAGGTCTTTGGGTATTAGATAATTTTGGAACTAAACTTATTGCACTAATTTATAACGGTGCATGTTTTGAATGGGACTCTGCTCCTACTAATGCAACAGCAATTAGAGCTACCATAATAGCAAACGCACCAACAGCATCTCGTCACGTAATGGTATCTACACCAGACAGACACTTAGTATTCTTTGGAACTGAAACAACCGTAGGCAATACTGATACGCAAGATGACATGTTTATAAGATTCTCAGATCAAGAAAATATTAGCGGCACAAATGCATACACTGTAACTGCAACCAATACTGCAGGAACTCAGAGACTTGCAGACGGCTCTATGATTATGGGAGCTATCAGAGGTAGGGATGCTATCTATGTTTGGACCGACACCGCACTGTTTCTTATGAGATTCGTAGGTCAACCTTTTACATTTGCATTTGAACAAGTAGGGACTAACTGCGGATTGCTTGGTAAAAATGCTGCTGTGGAAGTTGATGGTTCTGCATATTGGATGTCAGAGAATGGGTTCTTTAGTTATGATGGTCAGTTAAAATCAATACCATGTTTAGTAGAAGATTTTGTTTATGACGATATAAATACTACAGCAAGAGATCTTGTAAATGCAGGATTAAATAATTTGTTTGGTGAAGTAACCTGGTTCTATTGTACTAACGGATCTAACATAGTTGATAGATCAGTAACTTATAATTATCTAGACTCAAGACCACAAAGACCTATCTGGACAACAGGATCTTTAGCGAGAGCAGCCTGGGCTGACTCAGCTGTATTTGGTAAACCTCATGCAACTTCTTATGATCCAAACAGTCAAGACTCTTATGATGTTGCAGGAAACACCGATGGTTGCACAATATACTATGAACACGAAACAGGAACCGATCAAGTATTGGCAGGAGGAGCAACAACTGCTATACTTGGAACTATATCTTCAGGTGACTTTGACATTACTCAAAGAGTGGTAAGGGGCGGGCAAATGTCTGTAGGTATGCCAGACCTTAGAGGTGATGGTGAATTTATGATGAAAATAAGTAGATTTTTACCGGACTTTATTTCACAGGTAGGAACCACAACAATAGACTTTACAACTAAAGATTTTCCTAATAGTTCTTCTTCAACACAGACCTTTACAACAACGTCGGCAACGACTAAAGTAGATACTCGTGTAAGAGCTAGATCAATTGCGTTGACTGTAAAAAATACTTCAACGTCACAAGATTGGAAACTTGGCACATTTAGATTAGATATACAACCGGACGGGAGAAGATAATGCCACCAGATTTTTATAGCGACAGGGACAAACAGATATACGAACAATATCAATATGTACCTCAAGAAGAATATCTTCAACGTCCTTTTCAATTTCCTACTCAAGAAGAAGAAGAAACACCTGCTTCTAGTAGTGGTATCTCTACGCTTCCTGTGTATATGGGAGGAGGAGGTGGTGGTGCACCAGCAGATGTAACAAATTTATTGTTTGATTTTAAAGGTGCTACTGACACACGACAGAATAGGTTAGAAAACCCTAATCCACTTTTTAACTTTTTAGGAAAAATTGTTCCACAACAAAGATCAGTAGATCAAATGATAAGAGATTCTCAAGAATATAATAGAGGTATAACGGCTTCTAGACCTGACTCTCCTCTAAATCAAAAAATTATGGATTACATAAAAGCAAACCCGAATAAAAGTTTTTCTGTTGATCCATATTCCAAAATGAGTTTTGGTAAACAATTAAACAGATACACTGATGATCAAATTAGAGAAACAAACCCAGAGCTATTTGTTCAACAAGGTATGTTTAAAGATCCATTGGATGTAAGACCTCAATTACCTTTTGGTGCAACAGGTATTATGCAAGCAATGTTACCTGATAGCTATTACGATAAAATGACAATGCCTCAACAAATCTATACACAAAGTAAAATGGGATACACTGGACCAACTATATTTGGAGAAAATACTACTGGAGGAAGTAAAGATGTTTTTGGTAGAAATATAAGATCTGGTTTTGGTAACTATGCAGAAAAACAACAGAGAGATATAGACAAATTAGATGACTATTTTTCAAGTGATTTATTCCAAGAGAGATATGGTGACACCAAATTAGTTCAAGATGAATTTGGTAATTATACTTTTGTAAATGTTAACAATCCTGCATTAGCAGCTAAAGCTAATCAAATGAATAAACTAAATTTAACTAGATACAATTATGATAAACAAGGTTTACAAGAGTTAAAAGGTATTGAAGACGAGACTGGTTTTACAGCTCTAATGGAAGCACAAAATATAGGGGATACTAATTATGGAATTACTGAAGGAGTTTCGGATGCTTCCTATAGATCAGCAGCAGATACTAGAGCAAGAAGTGATGCTACTACACCAGATGATTTTGGACAATCAGAAGGTATGGTTGATGGTTGGGAGGATTAAATGGCTAAAATTGTACAATCATTAACGAGAGCAAGTAAAGAATATGAAGAAAGAACTTTTCAATCTTTAGTTAGAGATTTGGATGGTGTTATAACAAAACTAAATTCATCTTTTCAAGATGAGTTAAAACAAGAAATAGAAGCAAGAAGTTTCTTTTTAGATTCATAATGGCTATAGTAAATCAATTTAAATTCTTTGGAGTAAATTTAGCTACGACTGCAGAAACAGCTATGTTTGGTACAAATGCAGCTGGCACTCAATTACCCACAATAAATCAAACTTATATTATTAAATCTTTTAGAGTTACAAACAATACAGGTAACACGCCAACAATAATAATTAAAAATAATGATTTTAACATAGTAAACACACAGACTTTATCTGCAAATTCTAGCACTGAAATACTTACCCTACCTTTAATCGTAGAGGGCAGCACAGCTTTAAAAGTTACAATGAGTTCTACAGACTCTGTAACAATAGGTATTAGTTATATGAACATAAACAAGGAGACAATAGATTAATGAAAACAACAATCGTAAACGGTCAAGAGGTTCCGGTAATTGAACCAACAAAAGTTACCACAACAATTAGTAATGTTAAGACTGGAGAGGTCTACGCTTCTGAAGAAGAATGGAAAGCTAAGAATATACCAGAAACTGACATAAGAAGAGACGTAAACGTGGTAATGCCTAGGCTTGATTTGTTCGGAAAAACAAAGTAAAACGAGGGATTGAGGTTAAAATATGGCAATTTCTAGAATGCAACTACCCAGAGAATTATATGAAAGTGGCGGAATTACGTCATTACAAGACCCTAGACAAGGGTATTTTTTAGGTAAGCTTGTCAAAAAAATTACTAAACCAATTAAGAAAATAGTTAAAAGTCCTATAGGTAAAGCAGCTTTAGCGGGCGCAGCTCTGTATGGATTAGGTGGCGCTAAGTTTTTAGGTGGTTCAGGTATATTTTCAGGTGGTCAAGGTATGAGTCGTTTTGGAAATTTGATGAATTTATTTAGACCCATAAACAAAGCTACAGGCAAAAAAGGAATTTTAAGTAGTTTGTTTTATAATCCTGAAGGAGAGTTTAGTTTAGGTAGAGCAGCCTTAACAGGTTTAGGAACAGCCGGCATAGTTGCACCATTCTTTATGGGTGGTGATGACGACGAAGAAGAAGAAGTTGTAGAGCAACTAGATCCAAATGCAATCAGACAAAGAGCTATGCAGATGTACCAACAAGGTTATTCACCTGAAGAGTCAGGTTTATTTTTTATGCCTGGTAGAGAATTTGTTCAACGTAACTTTTACGCTGCTGGTGGTGGATTAGCTAGTATTGATACACCTAAAAGAGGTATGGTTGATGGACCAGGTAGTTATGCTGGTCTTAGATTACTGGATGAAACCAACATAAAAAACAGACGCTCTCCAGGTAAATTTGATTTTATGAAACAAACAGGACCTATTAGTGAAAGCGACAAAAAATTTTTAGAAAATTTATCAGAAGAAGATTTAGAAGAATTAAAAAAAATGAAAGGCCCTTTTATATTTGAATTGCTAGAAGAAATATTAAAAACTCCATACAGAATAAGAGGTGGTGAAGGTCCTTTTCCACAAGACTATGCTGAGGGTGGACTAGCTGAAGCACCAAGAATGCCTATGCAAGAAGGTGGTATCATGGATCTTGGTGGACAAGAAAAAGATTTTAGAAACACTGGTGGTTTTGTTGATCTTGGAAGAGAAGAAAGAGCAGACGATGTACCAGCAAGACTAAGTAAAAACGAATTTGTATTTACAGCTGAGGCTGTAAGAAATGCAGGCGGTGGCGATATAGACAAAGGCGCTGAAGTTATGCAAAACATGATGGACAATTTAGAAGCAGGTGGTATGATATCCGAAGAGTCTCAGGGTATGAATCCTGCACAAGAGATGTTCGAACAAGCACAAATGATGGAGAGTAGAATAGCGTAATGGCATTACCAGATTATTTAGAAGATACAGCCAAGGATTTTGCCTCACAGGCAACGGCGGCGTATAGTGCACCTATTAATACAGGTATGTTTACCGGACGTCAGTTTGTTGCTGGCGAAGATCCGTTACAGACTCAAGCAATTAATTTAGCACGAGCAGGTGTTGGTTCTTATGCACCTTTTTTACAAGCAGCAACGGCAGCGACAGGACAACAAGCAGCTGATATAGCTGGTTTAAGAGGTCTCACTGGACCACAAGCATATCAACCTTTTATGTCCCCATATCAAACGGACGTAATAGATGAAACTTTACGACAGTACGATCAATCAAGAATCGGTGGTAGACAATCAATTCAAGATGCTGCAGTAACAGCTGGAGCTTTTGGTGGTGGTAGAGAGGGAGCATTGTTAGGACAATACGATGCCGATACACTTGCCAACAGAGCGGGGATCAGGGCAGGTTTATTACAACAAGGATTTAATCAAGCACAACAACTAGCTCAAAACAGATTTAGTCAACAAGGCAACATTGCTCAGATGCAAGGTGCATTACCAGGGCAGTTTGCAAATCTTTCTAACTTTGGTAGACAATCAATGGGTGCAGACATTCAAGCTCTTGGTGGACTTGGTGCACTAAGACAAGGAATGACTCAAGCTCAATTAAGCGCAGATCAACAAGCAGCAAGAACTGCAGCTTACGAACCATACGGAAGATTACAACAATACGGATCCGCAATAACTGGATTATCTGGAACAACTCCAGGATTCCAATATCAAGACCAACCTGTAAGTAGTCCATTTACGACTGCACTTCAAACAGCTCTTGGTGTCGGTGGATTGTATAGTAAAATATTTGGGTAGAACATGAGACCATTAAATAGACCTATGTTTAAAACAGGCGGCCCTATTAAAGAGGGCATTATGTCTGGTATGAAAGAACCACAAGCTAAAGCTGCACTTGTAGGTAACCCAATATTTCCAAAAGATAGTTCAGGAAGAGCAAAACATTTTTTACAATTTGGTATTTTTCCATTTTTAGGTGGAACAGCAGCAAGAGTAGGCGGAACTAGAGCAGCTACAGCTTTTTTACCACGGGTAACACAAGGAATTAGAAATATATTTCAAACACAAAAACCAGCTCCTTATACTCCAATAAGAATAGCACAATCTGAAGGCGGTAAAAAATTAGGTTTAAAACCAAAAGTAATAAAAACTGCTAAAGACACTGTTCCTAAAGAACAGGTTGGTTCTATTTATGAAACTAGACCGTTTTTTAGAAACGATCCTACTTTTATGTTAGCATCTGGAATATATAAAGGTATTACAAACCCTAAAGCAAAAGGTCTTTTAGCATCAGGAGCTAGACTAGTATACAATCCTACAGGAGCAGTAACAGGTTTATATCTTGCAGGACAATATTTTAGTAAAGATGGAGAACCAGAACAACCACCACCAGATTCAACTGTTGGCGGCACTTCTGGAGCACCAGGAGGTGGAGATCCAGATATGTTTTTAACACCACAAGTCAAAAAAGAAGGAGAAGATCCTCCACTTACAGCAAACGAACAAAGAGAAGCTTTAAAGAAAAAATACTATGACATAATGGAAATAGATAAACTGACTAAGAGAGCTACAGGAGACGCTTTAATCGCAGCTAGTCAAGATCTAGCTAATTTAAATAGAGAAGGTATTACACTTAAAGAGGGATTAAGATCCGGAGATTTACAATCTAGATTAATTGCTAGTGCTAGTAAAGCGTTTGATAAACCTGCTAAAACTAAAGATGCTATTGATGCTGCAATCCTCAAGGCAGAAATTACAAAAGATATTAACAGAGAGAAAGATGATCTAGATAGAAGAGTAAAAGAATCAACACTAGCAGTGCGTAAAAAACAATTAGAGGGAGATACTTTTGAAGAAGTGGTGGCAGACGCTACAATAAAAGGTAATGCTCCAAAAGGTAAAACTCTTGCAACTCTTTTCAGAGCTAAGACAGGTAATGATGCTACAGTAATAGATTCTACACAAATTCCACAAGGTGTAGATGAAGAAGTATTTTTATCAGAACAAATAGAAATAGCTAGAAAAGAAGATAAACCTACTCCTCCAGGCTATTATGTAATTAGTGGTTCTATATTTCTTATTGACGAGCAAGGCAACGTATCTAGACGTTTATAGGAGGATGAATGGCCTCTATATTTGATGTTTATGACACTAGAGACGATAGTAAAAACAACTCAGTAGGAACTATTGAGTCTGTATTATCTGGTGTTGCATCTGGTTTAATTTCTATACCTAAAGGTTTCTTTTCTTTGGGTGCAACTCTTATGGATCTTGGAGTAGATAAGGGTAGAGCTGCAAAAGTAGAAGCATTTTTTGATGATCTTACAGAATTTGATGAGAAAGCAGAAGCTACAGCTGCCGGACAGATTACAGAAGCATTAGTTAACATAGGTTTACCAGCAGTAAAAGGTTTTAAAGTTGGTGCAGCCATGGCTGACGATGCAATGAGAGCTGCGAGAGGTGGTAAATATTTTAAAGCTAACTCTACATTTCTTGACGATGCAGCTAGAAAAGCTGCAGAATTAAATACAAAAGGTAGAACAAATAAATTTATTGCAGGAGCTATCGGTGGTGGTGTAGCAGAAGGTATCTTTGTTGGTGACGTAGAACAAATTGGTTCACTAGGAGATTTAGTTGGTGGTCCAACACAAATCGAAAGAGGTACTGATGATGATCCTGCAAGAGATCTTTTAAACAGAGTTAAGTTTGGTACAGAAGGAGCTCTGTTTACTGGTGTCATAGGTGGCACAGGTAGTCTAATAAAAAAACTTACAAATAGAAACAAACAATTAGATGTAGCAAACTCTAAACTAGATGCATTTATAGATAAAATTGCATCAGGGTTCAGGGCAAGAAGTGGTAAGACTCAAGAATTTTTTGATATAGAAAGAACATCAATAGGTGAAAGAGCTGCGGATGCTGCATCTGCTAGAAACATATCTAGAGAACTAGATCAAAGTATAGATAAAATTTTTAGTCCATACAGAACCATAGCTAATCAAGCAGCTGCTAAAGATAGAAATACATTATTAAAAGAAATTAATGATCTTCTTTTATCAGGTAAGGCTGAACTAGATGACCAAGGTGTAGCAACGTTTGGTAAATTAGATGAAGTAAAAAAAGATGCATTGGTAAAAAAATTAAAAGGCCTAAAGGTAGATGATGAGGTTATTACGGACATACTAGGCAGCTTATCTAACATAAGAACCAAATGGTCTGACTTGTTTTCTAAATTAGGTAGATCATTAGGACAAAACGAAATACAAGAATTTAAAAAATTATTTGGTAACAAGTTTAAAAACTATCTTGGTTCTACGTATGATATATTTCAAAATCAAAGTATACTACCTTGGCTAAGATACACACCATCAAGACAAGCAATTGATGAAGCAAAAGAAGTTTTTATCGCTAGTGCAAGAGAAGCTGGTGAGGAGATGACTGACCTTCAAGCAGAACAAGCTGTATCTAGAGTATTAAAAACAGCTAGACTTCCCAAAGGTATTAGAATGGACAAACCTTCTGATGCTATATTTGAAGTACCTAACTTTTTTGTAAACAGAACTACATTAGACGAAGTGGTAACAAATAGAGGTTCTGCGTTAGTATCAGCCGGTGCTATCAAAGAAGGAGATAGACAAGTATTTGAAAGACTACTGGGTAAACAAACAAACCCAATGCAAACTATACTTGGTGGCACAGCTAAGTTATCCATGATTACAAGAAGAAATTTATTCTTTGATGACTTAATAAAAAAATCAAAAGAGTTAGAACTAGCAGGCAAGACTCCTATGTTTGCTAAAAATCAAGACGAAGCTCTTCAATTTTTTGGTGATAACTTTAAACAAATAAGAATTGATCAAGCTAAAACATTAAGTGTTGCAGCAAAGGGTGGAAGTGTAAATCCTCTTAACGAATTATATACAACACCTGGTATGGCTGACGCGTTAGAAGCAACATCTCTTTCTTTTGATAAAGCTGGTATGTTAGGTCAACTATATCAAAGTTTAGTTTTATATCCAAAAGGTCTATCACAAATAGCAAAAACAATTTTATCACCAGTAACACATGTTAGAAACTTTGTAAGTGCTGCTGCATTTGCAACAGCCAATGGTATTATACCTGACGGTACTGCTATTAAAAATGCATATCAAGCATTACAAACACCACTAAAAGGAACAAGACAACAAAATGAATTGTATGAAAAACTTTTAAAACTAGGTGTTGTAAATTCTAACGTAAGACTTGGAGATCTAACCAGACTGCTTGAAGATGTAAACTTTGGTGAAACAATGACGTCCGACAAAGGTTTAAGAATGTTGTTAAAACCATTATCAAAATTAAAATCTGTATCACAAGATCTATACACAGCAGAAGATGACTTCTGGAAAATAGCATCATGGGCCATGGAAAAATCTAGACTTGAAAAAAACTTTGAGAAAGTTGGTTTAGTAAGAGGACAATTCTTTAAAAGAAATGGACAAGAAGTAAGATTAACAGAAGAATTTTTAGAACAAGAAGCTGCAGACATAGTCAAAAACAATATACCTAACTATGATTATGTTCCTGAATTTATAAAAAGTTTAAGAAAATTACCGATAGGTAATTTTGTATCGTTTCCAGCAGAAATAGCTAGAACAGGCACAAATATTGTAAGACGTGCATTGAGAGAAATAGACGAAACAATAGAATTAGCTGATGGGACTGTAGTAAAACCCTTTCAAAGCATAGGATATACTAGACTATTTGGTTTTGGTACTACCGTAGCAGCTGTACCATACGCAACAGCTGAGGCTTTTGCAGCTATATACGATGTAACAAAAGAAGAAAGAGAAGCTCTACGTAATTTTGTAGCCCCATGGTCTAGAAATTCTACCATCCTGCCCATTAAAGATGAGAACGGTAATTTTAAATATGTAGATTTTAGTCATGCTAATGCTTACGATACCTTAACAAGACCAATACAAAACGTAATAAATGCTGTAGCCGATGGCAGAACAGATCAAGATGGAATCATGAATGACTTTCTTGTTGGTACGTTTAATGCAATGAAAGAGTTTGGTCAGCCATTTGTTTCAGAATCTATATGGTCAGAAGCAGTATTAGATATTGTAGCTAGAGGAGGAAGAAGCAGAGAAGGTTTTCAAATTTATAATGAACTAGATACAGACGGTGACAAAGCAAGTAAGATAATGAATCACTTAGTCAAAGCACTTATGCCTTTTTCATATCAACAATTAAAAAGACTCGATCAATCAATCAAACCTGTAGATGTTTTAATGCGTGGAAAAAATGCAGAGTTTGATAAGTATGGAGAAACATTTGAGTTTGGTGATGAGTTTGCAGGACTGTTTGGTTTTAGAGCAGTAAATGTAAATCCTGAAAGAACTTTAAAATTTAAAATAGCCGACTATCAAAAAGGAGCTAGAAATGCTAGGTCGCTTTTTACTAGAGAAACTCTACGAGGTGGACCAATAGAACCAAGAGAAATTGTAGATGCATATTTAAATGCTAACAGAGCTTTGTTTGAAGTAAGAAAAGGTATGTCAGAGAATATAGGCTTTGCACAAACTTTAGGATTAAATGAAGACACAACTTTAAGCGCATTGGGTGAAAGATTATCTAACAGAGACATAGGTGCTTTATTAGAAAATGAGTTTAGACCTTTTGTTCCATCAAGAGAAGTTAAAGAAGCATTTGAAGAAAATGCTTTAAAACTTGGTTTACCTAATCCATATGATAGAGCAGATGAAGTTATACAAAACTTAGCAGATCAAATGTCAAACGTAAGTTTATTAAACGCAGAGTTTCCTGTATTTGAAAATCCTTTGTTGCCTATTATGCAAGACTCACCTTCAACACCTACATCAGTGTTTGGTACAACAGCACCAAATATAAATATAGTTAACACAAACCAGGGTAATAGAAGTGTATTTAATAACTTGACAACAGAACAAAAAATAGATCTACTGTTCAACAGGTAATAATATGGCTAAAAACGCATTACAAAAAATTGAAGAACATGAAAAGCTTTGCAGAATAATGCAGAAGCAGACTCATGATAAGATACATAAACTTGAACACCAAATAAACAGGGTAGAAAGCATATTATTAGTATCTACTGGTGCCTTGATAACAGGCATGGCTTACGTTATATTTACATTAATTACAAAATAAAAACTATGGAACTTTCCCGTAACTTCAGCTTGCAAGAGCTTATTAAATCAGACACTGCTATACGTTTAGATATCAACAACAACCCTAACTCAGGTCAGATAGAAAAATTAAAAGCACTGTGTGAAAATATTTTACAGCCAGTACGTGATCACTTTGGTAGAGTTAAAGTAACAAGCGGGTTCCGTAGTGAGCAGCTGTGCCTAAAGATAGGTAGCTCAATCAACAGCCAACATGCAAAAGCAGAGGCGGCGGATTTTGAATGTATGGGCACAGACAATGCTGAGCTAGCTGACTGGATTTATGAAAACCTAGAATTTGATCAATTAATACTTGAGTTCTACACTCCAGGTGAACCAAACAGTGGCTGGATACATTGCAGCTATACATCTGATCAACCTAGAAAACAATTTCTGTGGGCTTACAAATCAGAAGGTAAGACTAAATACAAACCTGTAATTGGAAAAGCAAGAGACTTAGTTTAACACCCACAACAAACACAATACAAGACTAATCCACAATCCCATTCTTATAACTACACCAGGTCTTAGATCCATTCTTTTAACTCCTCTCCCATTATCTGAGTTGCAATATTTACTTTCTTACGTAAAGCTTTTACTATTCTAGTATCAACAGTCTTTTCACATATTATATCTATATATGTCATAGGTCTTTCTTGACCAATACGGTCAATCCTAGCTTCTGACTGTTGTCTTTTTTCTAGATCATAACCATTAGAATAGTATATCATAGTGCTAGCAGCCGTAAGTGTAATACCATACCCTCCGGTTTGTGTAGTTCCTATAAAGAATCTAACAGCAGAGTCTGGATCTTGAAACTTCTTAATATTTTTTTGTCTATCTTCCTGTGGTGTAAGACCGTAATAATCAACAAAAGTATCTGGACCAAATTTTTTATTGATAGCCTCTATTATTCTATGCACATCTCTTTGAAAGTTAGCCCATATAACAACTTTGCCCTCTACTTCATCTAATAAATCCAACAATTCTGGCAATCTATTCGTTGCAAGCTCATGCATAGTGCCATCATCAGCTGTAAAATTACCACAAGTTATTTGTTGTAGTCTCATTAATTGAGTTAATACTGTAGCTGTAGTCATCATCTTACCATTAAAATTAGCAAGAGCGAGTCTACTCATTTCTTTATATACTCTCAATTGATCTGGTGTAAGTGTAACAACACGTTTCATAAACGTTTTCTTTGGTAGATCTAGACACTCATCTTTTAATACTCGATAAGAAAACTCTTTTAATTTTTCTGCTAGTTCGTCCAGCCTCTGATAACCTACAACTATTTGTACTGATCGACCACCAAAGTTTGCTGTTTTCATAACAGCGTATCTGGTTCTAAATGTATAGTAAGACTCATGGCCCAACAGACCAGGCATCAGGAATTCACATTGTTTATATAAATCTAAAGGTGATTTAGTTACAGGTGATCCCGTAAGAATCCTGTTGTATTTTGTAGCCAATCCTAGTTGACAAATATTTTTAGTACGTTTGGCCTCTGGATTTTTTATTGTTGTAGATTCATCAATAGCCATCATAGCTCTGTGAGAGAATAAAAACTTTTGTGCAAAGTCTACACCTTTTTGTGTCGACAATGCCTCAACATTCATAACAAGTATGTGTAAGTCTTCTCCAGTTTCAAACAAACTATCTAAAGCTGCAGTTTGTTTTTTTGTAATTAACGGTTGCCACAAAACAGTTTTATGTTCTATGTGATCAACCATGTGTGTAGGTATCTCGTTTTCATACCAGTTTTTTACAACACCTTTGGGTGCCACAATTAGGACACCATTGATTTTACCATTATCATAAAGCATAGATATGTTATCTATTAATACTTTTGATTTACCCGTACCCATCTCCATAAAATAAGCAAAGTAGGGTTTATCCCATGACATTTCTAACGCTTTAATTTGATGCGCGTAAGGCTTAGTCTTAAATTTATAATTCATAATTTTTCTTCTTTCTGTATTGACATCCATATAAACATCTTTATATTGTTT